GTCGACGGCCTCGACGACGATGGTCGAGCTAAGCACCAATCTTCGCGTCGAGATCGTCGTGTTCGCCAACGATTCGGTATTTGCCTCGATGGGCTCTGAGGCTTATCAGTCTGCGGCTTCCGACGGCCAACAACAAATTGGATGGGATGGGGTCGCCGATGCTAATCGGATGACCGACACCGGCGGGGCTGGCATTTCGAACCCGATCCCTTGCATGCAGTCGAAATCTCTCTCCGAGGGCTATCACTATCTGACCATCATGGCGATGAACAATACTGGCTATAGTACCAATGTTGGCTACGCTGGCGGCACCGTCAACGATTGGGCTTGGATCAATGCGCAGATTAAGCCGCCGATGATGTGATGGCAAAAAGCATTCTCCATAAATTCGTTTCTGCGGTCGCCGATGGTGCTGATGCTACGCTTGTTCGTCCACAATCGAATTGGGATGCTGACCATGATTTCTGGTTGGGTATTCGCAGCGTCACCGGCACGACCGACACGATTGCGCACAGCGATCATTTCTCGCTTATCACTTACAACAATGCCGCAGCGATTGCGGTCACGGTGCCCGCACCGAGCGGCGGCAACATGCCTTCCGGTTGGGAGACCAGGGCGCGCAACAGCGGTGCAGGCGCGGTTACTTTTACCGGCGGCGGTGGTGCGACAATCAACGGTCTCGCGTCAGTCACACTAAATCAGAACGACGCGCTCGAACTCTTTTCCAATGGTACGCCCGCCTATCAAGCTGTCATCACGCGCGCGGCAGCGGCGGCAAGCACCGCGCCCGTTCAATTTGGTGGATCGCTCACATACGTGAGCACCACGGCATTGAAATTCGCGCCCTTCAATGGCGCCTACATCATGCTCAACGGGGCGCAGCGCGCAATTCCGTCCGGCGGGATCGCGGGGCTCACCAACACGGCCGCCTTCGTCAACGGCGTCGGCGGATCGAGCCTCGTTCAAAACACGACCTATTATGTCTATGTCTTCGATAATGCCGGTACGCTGACGGCTGACTTCTCGACCACGGGTCACGCCACGAGTGCGACCGCTGGCAATGTCGGCACCGAGATCAAGACCGGCGACGATACGCGCAGTCTGATCGGCATCATCCGCACGGATGCTGGCACGCCTGGAATCTTCGCCGACAGCGTGACGAAGCGTTTCGTGCGCTCGTGGTTCAACAAGCCGACCGTGACGATGGGTGCTAATTTCACGGCGACGCGCGCGACCGCGAGTCAGACCTTCGCCGAGATAAACAGCGAAATACGCTTGGCGTTCGTCGTGTGGGCGACCGATGTTGTGGTCGCATCGACCGGCGGTGGCGTTGCGGCTGGCACTGCCGGTGCTACCTGTCTGACCGGGATCGGATGGGACGGCGCCGTCGATGCGAATCGGTGCATAGTGAACTCGGGCTATTTCTTTGGGGCGGCGGCGATCACTCAACCAAAATCACTGACCGAAGGTTACCACTACGTGACCATGATGGGCATGTCAGTTGGCGGATACAGTACTACCTGGGGCAACATCGGTTTTCAGTTTCTCACGGCAGAGATAGCCCCCGGTGCCTAAGTCGCTCGTTCATAAATTCGTTTCCGCCGTTGCGGACGGCGCCGATGCGACGGTTGTGCGTCCGAGCAATTGGAATGCGGATCACAATTTCTGGCTCGGCATTCGCGCGGTCACGATAACGAGTGACACGATTGCGCATTCTGATCATCTGTCGCTCGTCACATACAACAATGCGTCGGCGATTGCGGTGTCGCTCCCCGCACCCACTGGCGGCAACATGCCGCTCGGCTGGAAAACAACGCTAAAGAATCTCGGCGCCGGTGTTGCGACCGTCACAGGTACAGGCGGCGCGACGGTTCAACTCGGCGGTTCGGCCAACGCGTCGTATGCGCTCAATACTGGTGATACGCTTGAAATCTTGTCGCTAGGCACTGCCGCTTACATCGGTGTGTTGACGCAGGCCCCGGTCACGGCTGCGGCCGTTCAATTCGGCGGCCAGCTTAGGTATTCGAGCGCAACCGCGCTGACCTTCACGCCGTACAAAGGCAGCTACCTCGCGCTCAACGGCGCGCAACGCGTGATCCCGAGCGGCGGTATTGCAGGGCTGGCGAACACGAGTGTGTTCGTCAACGGCGCATCAGGCCAAAACCTTGCGGCAAACACGACCTATTTCGTTTACGCCTTTGACAATGCGGGTACGCTCACCGCGGATTTTTCGACCACCGGTCATGCGACCAGCGTGACCGCTGGTAACGTTGGCACTGAGATTCAGAACGGCAATGATACCCGCTCTTTGATCGGCATCATTCGCACTACCGCTGCGAGCCAATTTGCTGACAGCGTAACGCAGCGTTTCGTGCGGAGTTGGTTCAATAAGCAGAATGTCTATCTCAGCAATGCCTATACCGCTTCGCAGTCAAATTCCAGCACCGCTATGAACGAGGTTAATAGTCAGATTCGCATCTCCATGGTTGTGTGGGCCACCGATGTTGTTTTGGCGCAATTTGGCGGAAATACTTACATCACCGGGTCCGCCGGTGGATGGATCGCCATCGGATGGGACGGCGTCGCGACTGCCAATCGGTGGACGGTCGCGTCTGCGCCTGATGCCGCTAGTGGCCCGGGCGCTTATGCTGGACCTCTGGTAGTAGAATCTCGATCACTGTCTGAGGGCTACCACTATGTGACCGGCAACGCCGCAGTGTTGTCCGGCTCTTCCGTGGTTCTTGGCGACGCGACTAGCTTTTGTTTTCTCACAGCAGAGATATCCCCCTAATGGCAAAGAAACTCGGGCCAACTTTTGGCGATGAACTTTGGGCTGCGGGCGTCGGCGGTCTGCCGTTCTCGTGGAGTCCTGACGGCGATTATTTCGGCCGCGAGAATCTAACACCGGAGCAGAACGCGACGATTGATAGCGTCGAGGCTGCGCATGATCCGAATAAATTTCACAAGCAGCAGAAAGATAAGAAGGCGCAACGCGATGCGCATACGGCCGACGCGAACGCGCAGACACTTTTGAGCAACATGCAGACGATGACGCCAGCGCAGATCGACGCTTGGATCAGCGGCATGAATGATCCCAATCTGCGGATCGTCGTCGCCAGCATAATCAAGCTTCTGACTGCCGATATGCAGCGTGCGCCTGACATCGTGGTTCCGCCTCCGATAGTGTAAAAGATGTCCGGCAATCCGGCATTCCAAGCAAGCGTATTTCAGAACAACGCCTTTCAGGCTGGCGTTAGTCTTGTCGCCAGCAATTACTCGGTTGGGAATCTTGCTTTTACGCTGCCGACGCTCACACAGAATTATCATTTCACAGCACCGGCATATTCGCTTCAAGGGCTCAGCATCCCGCTCGTCGGGCGCACGACGCACGCGCTCAACGCTCTTGCCTATTCGCTTGGTGCGCTCGGCTTCACATCGGTCGGGCCGCTCCACTTCAACTATCACTTCACGTCGGCGACCTACACGCTCGGCCGTCCTGTCTTCGCGACGCCGACGCTTTTTAGTTCGAGCAATCTAAAACCGTGTACCGCCAATCCGTACTCGCTCGGGCATCCGGTTTTCGTGACGCCGAGCTTGCGGCAAGTCAATCAGAAGCTAACCGTTTCCGCTTATTCGCTCGGCAATTTGAGTTTTGCGCCAGCATCGCTCATTTCAAATTATCGTCTGTTCGCGAATGCATGGTCGGTTTCTTCGCTTGATATCGCCAGCCCATCGGTCGGTTTTAATTATCATCTCGTTGGGAAGGCGGCTTTGCTTGGGCCGTTGGCATGGGCGCCGGTCGGTCCAATCATCGTCAATTTTACTTTCACCGTAGACGGCTATTCGCTCGGCTCTCCGCAATTTGCATTGCCGCGATTGCAGTGGGACATAGTCAAGCTCGACCTGCCGCCAACGTATCTCACGCAGGTCGAACAAGCGGTCGACATTCTCGTCGGCATGCTCAATACGTTGCTCGCCTCGATCCCGCCGTCGCCGACGGATGCGCGCGATACGGTGCGCGTTCTGATCAATATGCTGCGCACGAATGCCGAAACAGCGATTCGCGGCGACACGCTTGGGACGCAGCTACAGCAGATTTTCAACGCTTGCATTCCAGCGGGCGCGACGTTTGCGGGCATCGAAGCGACTAGACAATTTCTCATGAGCCAAGCCGCGAACACCTCGCCGTTTAGTCAGGCTGTGTTCCGCAACGCATTGGTGATGACGCTGGCGCTGCAATCGCAAATCATCACAGGCATGCGTTTCAGAACACAAGCCGAAATTGAGAACATGCTATTGCACATGCGTGGCGCATTCGACGCAGCAAAAGTGCTCGGAATCGACGAGGTCGACGTGAATGTCTATCAGACGCTCAACGCGATGGGCGGGGCGCTCATGAATTTTCTGGCGAGAACCGAGCTACAGTTGCCGCGCTTCATGACCTATCAAACCGGGATGCCGATGCCGTCGCTTTATCTGGCAAATCGTATCTATCCCGACGAGGTGACAAAAATAGAAACCAGAGCATCGGAGATCGAAACAGAAAACGGAGTCATTCATCCTGCGTTCTGTCCGATCACGCTTAGAGTTCTGTCGAGGGTCACACTAGGGATCGCGACGCGATGACCGACGTTAGAATTGTTTCAAGCGCCACGTTACGAGAGACGGTCGCCGATTGGCTACTGCTCAAGAACGGCTTGCTCGATCAGCGCCAAGAGCTTGCTAACTATTGCAAGGTCGCGCTCATGACCGACCAGCTTTCGGACTATGACGAGATTCGTCCTGATCCAGATAGCGATGATCGACGTGGTTGGTGGGGCGATCTAGACGCTGGCACGATTTGGCGCGGCTGGAAAATCGGCACAAAAAACTGGTTGCTTGAACGCGCTAAGGTCGCGGATGCCTATGCGTGGGAAGGCGACACAGTCTATCGGGCCGAGAACTATACGCGGGAAGCGCTACAGCCGCTCGTCGACATGCGGATGTGTAGCGCTATCGACGTGATGGCAGAACGCGTCGGGATCGAACGTATCGATGTGCGTGTCATTGTTTACCGCGGGCCGGTGGCCGAGATCGATTTGTTGTTCCAAGACCTCTGGTCGGCAATGAAAGTTGAGCCGGTGCTTTCGCCTTACGGATGGAGCACTTAGGGATAAGGATTCCAGTGATAGCGGCCCTCTTTTCGAGCACGCCGCTTCCAAAGCATCGCGAGCAAATTGATACGTTCACGATTGTTGTCGTCCCATTTTTTTCGCCACGCAACGACTTTGCCCTGATGCCCATGGCGATATTTGCGGTTGGTTTTGGCGCGCTCGGGAAGATGAGTCCGACTGTAGTCTCGTGATTTCCGGTTCGCGCATTCTCGGCAATAGACGTTAAGACCATCGCTGCGGCTTCGATCTCTGCCGAATGAATCGAGCTTCTTTTGGCGACCGCAGCGAAAACAACGTTTCATGGAGTTTGAATGCCCTGGACGACGCCGACTCTTTATCAAGTTCGCACGATGATTCGCGACGACATCACCGCAAGTCTAAGCGGCGCGGCTGTCGTCGGCAATACCGTGCTCCGCGTGATGGCGGATGCGCAAGCGGGGCTCGCGCGGCTCATTCTCAAATATCTCGACTGGCTTGCGCTCATGCTGATGCCAGACACCGCAACCGATATTTGGTTGGATCGCCACGCGCAAATCTGGCTACCGGTCAATGCCGACGGATCGATTGGCCGCAAGAATGCAACGCAAGCGTCGGGCACCGTCGGCTTCACCGGCGTGCCCGGCGTGATGATCCCCGAAGGCAGCGTGCTCGTTTCGCCAACGGGACAGACCTATGAAACGCTGGAATTCAAGGCGCTGCCGGACGCGGGCGCGCAACCGCTTGAGGTCGCGGTCAAGTCGATCAATCCGGGCGCCGATCAGAATCAACCGGTGGGAACGGTACTTGCGCAAGCGGCGCCGATCTCGGGCATCGATAGCGCGGTCAACGTTATCGATTTGCGCGGCGGCACCGATGTCGAGACCGACGAAGCGTTACGCGCTCGTGTGCTCGCCCGCATTCGTCAGCCACCTATGGGCGGATGCGCTTACGATTACGAGCAATGGACGATGTCGATTCCATCAGTCACACGCGCATGGTGCGCGCCGCGGGAGTTGGGAATGGGCACGGTCACCATCCGCTTCATGACTGACGCCCTGCGCGCCGACACCGGTGGCTTTCCGACGGCGGACGACATTGCAGCGGTCTTTGAATATCTCAATCGGAAGCGGCCTGTTGCCGTGCGAGACTTTTTCGTGCAAGCGCCAGTGCCCGAGCCGATCAATTTCAATCTCGCGCTGGTCAACGATTCATTGACGGCGCGCAATCAGGTCGCGACCGCCGTCGATGCCATGCTCAAAGAGCGAGCGATGCCCGCGCATCAAGTCAACGGGCAGCTTGTAGCGGGCACGACCATCTATGCGTCGTGGGTTGCGGAAGCGATCAACCGTGTCACGAATGAATTTGAATTAGATATGGGAGATCATGTGATGCCACATAATGGATCGCTGGCGGTTTTAGGAACAATTTCTTATCCCGTTCCGTAAATAAATTCGTTGCGTTGCGGAACGTTGCGGAGCGCTGCGGGACAATGCGGAGTGGAGCGCAGCGGCACGATGCGCCGTGCAGCGAAGCGGGGCGGCGCGACGACCTTCCAACGATAGCAGGTGTATGACCGAATGAGCAACGGAGATTTTCCGCCGCAATCGCCGACGCAGCTTCCTTCGCCTGCGTATTCGCCGTTGCCGCTTCCGTTGCCGAATGATCGGCACATAAGGCGCGGGCAGGAAGAGTACGCTTTCGCGCTTTCGGCTTTATTGCCGCAAGGCATTGCGTGGCCGCGCTGGCCCGATAGCACGTTGATGAAGGTCGTCTACGGGCTCGCTGGCATCATGGGATGGACCGACGGCCGCGCGGCCGATCTACTCGAACGCGAATCAGACCCGCGGCGCACGGTTGAAATGCTCGATAGTTGGGAGCGGGCATGGGGTTTGCCTGATCCATGCTATCCGGCACCGACCAGCACCGCAGAGCGCCAAAAAGCGCTCGTCCTTCGGATGACATTGCTCGGTGCGCAATCGCGTGAGTTCTTTCTTTGGGTCGCGAATTTTCTCGGATACTCAATAACAATCAGCGAGTACCGACCCTTCATGGTCGGCGTCGATAGATGCGGCGATAATCGCAAGATTCAAGCCGATGGCAGTCTGAGTCCTTGGCCGTGCCAAATCGGCAATTCGACCATGCGTTTCGTGTGGACGGTCCACTATAAGTCGAGCAAGCTCGTTTGGTTTCGCGCAGGCAGCGGACAGGCAGGCATCGATCCGCACCTACGCATCGAGCGCGCTGGTCCGCTCGAATGCATGTTCGAGCGCTGGAAGCCCGCGCACACGACAGTCCTTTTCGACTATTCCGGTGTTGGCGATCCATATGCAGGCACGGATCAGTTTTACGTTACGATGCGCGACAACACCGAAGTCGTATTACGCAATGCGACCAACGTCATCGACACGAGGCCGGTCACGATCACATGGCCGCAAGCGCCAACATCATACTATTTGAGCGCGCTCGACTTCGCGATGCCGGATTGCGTTGTGGCCATGGCGCCGCCCGATCCGCAAACCTCCAATTGGGTCAATGCGGTCATCTCTCATGGTGGCAACGTCAGCGCCGCATATGAAGCGCAAATTGATTTCCTGATTAAGAATCTCAAGGCCGCTGGCATTTGGTCTCACCTCGACCGGGTGTGGTTGTTCAATGGTGATCCGACCGATCACACGACCAAAAACCAAGTCGCCGCGCTCTGCGACCTCGTAGCGACAGCGATGGCCACGAATGTCAACGGCTGCGTGTTTACCCCGGGCCGCGGTTTCGTCTCGTCCATGGATGGAATCAATTGGGGCTACATCAACAGCAACTATAACGCCGTCACGAATCCACCGTCCAAGGGCGGCCACTACACACGCAACAGCGCCTTTGCTGGCGTTTGGACGACAACTACATCTGGCTCGCAGTCCGGCATTACCGATATTTGCTTCGCGAATCTTTCGCAGGTCCGCGACACTTACATCGATATCAACGATGGCAAAAGCGGAATCACCTATTTAGCGATCAACGATGCTTACGCATCGTCTTGGACGTTCGCTTTCAGCGATCCGCGTAACTACGGTTTTTGGACAGTGAACCGAAGCGGCCCGACTAATTGTCAAGCCTATCGCAACGGCATCCTAGCGCAATTCAGTTCGAATCCGTCGACGCCAATGTTGTCGAGCCCATTCACATTCTGCGGCGGCGGCGGCTTCTACGGCACGGTACAAGTGCAAATCGGAATCATAGGCGATAGTTTGACCGAGCATCAACAAAATCTGCTCTACACATGGCTGCGCGTTTTCTTGATCGGTATCGGTGAAGACCCCGGAACGCCGCCAGCACCTCCGCGATAAAGGGAGAAACCTATATGCGCTATAGTCAGCCCTTTGGAACGCCGACTCCTCCGCTTGGGACCTATCCGAGATACATCAATGGTGATCCGGTGACGGGCACCGAAGGCAGCATACCCCCTAATACGGCCTTTGATGAAGACCAAATAGAAATACTTAATGTAATAACCGGCGTTGGTTTAACGCCGGATCACAGCGACCTAACTCAGCTTTGGCAAGCGATCCAAGCCCTTATAGGTCAAAAATATATTACCACGCCCATTACCAAGCGCGTTCACGGAGCGGGCGCAGACTTTGTAGACCTTAATGCCGCTTTGAATTGGCTCGGCCAATACATCATAACCCCTACAGGCTATGTGACCTTCTACGTAGCCGCTGGCCGCTGGACTTATACCGCGACGGTCGAAATCAATCATGCAAACGCGAATCGCATCACAATTCAAGGCGGCGCGCTGCTTGGTGGTTCGCCAAACGGCAGTGATCTAGGTTCGGACGCGACGGCGAACATCATCTTCTTGCGTAGCATCTACGCGACCGAGTTGAGTTTTACCGGCGGCGTTGCTGGCTTTCGCATTCTGCATTATGCGCCGACCTTACGGTATCTACTCATCACGGGTAGTCAAACTGTTGCAGGAAACAATTATTGGGATGGTTATGGTATCGATGTTGTTGAAACTGTTTTGTTGGACGGTATAGCTGTTTGGGGTTTTGGAGGCCATGGCATTAGCATTAGTGGCTGTAGCCTCTACACAACTTCATCCCTATCGGTTTGCGTTTGCAGTTGTATTGGAAATGGCATTTATATTTTGGGCGGCGCGTGGTCTGGAATGGTCAACTCGGAGGTTGCCTCAGTCGGTAATCACGCCGCAGGCATCATGATGCAAGGCGGCATGGCGTGGATACAAACGGCCACTTTTAGTTACAACGGCAGCGGCGGCGTGGCTGGCAGTGGTGTTAACCTTTATGCCGGGGCGTTGATGGCTTGGGTAAACGGGATGTGTCGAGGCAATCTCACAGCCGGTGTTTACGTAGCCGGTGATTGCACGTTCCTTGGTGAAACATCTGATTATATCTCCAATGGCTACTATGGCGTCATCATGGATGGCGGCCACGCGTGGATCGTCAATTCTGGTCTATATTGGAATGGCTATGTGGACCTCGTCGTCGGCGGCGGGTCTTACTGCAACGCTATCGGATGCGGTGTCGGCTCGATGGTGCCAGCGCCAAACAATGTAGGCACTGTCGCGGCTGTGATTCAGTACTAACAGGAGAGAGAGATGCCTGCTAATAATCCGGTAACCCCGACTCCTCTGAGCGCTCAGTACAAGTGCGTCATTCCGTCGTGCGGCACGGTGTGGAACGCGAAGACGGGAACGCTCCCTCAGCATGTCCCCAACAATCCACACACGGAAGCAGAGTGGACGAGTTACGCCAACACACTGCCTGTCGGTCAGCGCACCAATTATCCGCGCTTCATCTTGGTGGGCTATACAGTGCCGCCGAAGCCGCCGCAGACATTGAGCGCGAGAAATGCCGGTGTGCCGAGCGCTCCGAATTACGAGCCGCCAAATCCACCGCCGACGCCGCGCGCGGCCTATGTTGACGCCGCCGACGCGCCCGCTGACGCTCCCTGAAAGCTAAATGCCAAAGCTCTACTACGCGCCGTGGCAGAATCCATCGTGGCCGCAGGACATGGATATGTCTGCGGACGAGATCGCGCGCGGCGCGCGCGCTGCGTCGCTGCAACGAGCACAGAGCCCCGGCAATTTGATTTGCAAACTCGACGGCACGTGGAGCTACGACAATCAATTTCACGCCGATAGCTTCTACGCTTGCATGGACTATCGGCACAAAAATGTCATCGGCGATCAAGACCCATGGACATATTGGGAAACGATGGACGCGCCGCTGATCGGGCCAAGGGGCCTGATACCGCCATTGCCGGTCGGCTTGATGGATTGGCAAGTACGCGCGCTCGCGGGCAAGCCGCCGATTGGCGTTGTGCCGCCGGTCCCGCCGCCCGCGCCGCCGCCCGGCGGAACGCAGCCGGTAGCGCGCGTGTGGACGATCATGGCGCAAGCGGGGATACGAGAGACGCAGCAAATCGACGCCGATGGAAACTACGTTTACGATGCGCAGGGCAATCCGGTCATGGTGCCGGTCGCGCCCGCGATGTTGGGAGTTCAAGGCGGCTGGAATGGTTATTCTTGGAGCATGTTCTACGATCCTACGACCATCTCGCCGTCGATTGCACCATACGACATGCGCGTCACCATCGTGGGAGCGTACACGCTCGATCATCTCTACATCGGCGCCGCTAACACGGTCGATTCCTACTTAATCAACTTGAATCACCAACTCTACTTCTGGACCGACGATTCTGGAAACCCGCTCAACCCCAACGACACCAACGGACAGAAGAGTAAGAATGTCATCGTCAACCTGGACGACCACGGCAACTTCGTCTCCGTGACGACGCTGCGGCTCGGCTTCGGCATCGATCCGGCCGGTGGTCTATGGATCAGCGGATTTTTCAACCCCAACGGAAATGGTCTACCGGGGATTCAATACGCTGATGTGGGTCACGCGGTATTCGACACTTGGGAGCCAATTGATCTTGCGGCCAACACGAACCGGGGCGATCCGAATGTCTGGCTCAATCTGACAGCTTACATCTTGGGCGCAGGCTATAACTATTCATCGACAATGACTGATATGGCGGTGCTGATGATCGAGGGCTTGTACGACGAAACTCAGGTGCCGAAAGGACAACCGACGATTCCCGAAACGACAACCACTACTAGCCTAATTATTCCGCGACGATCAGAGCCAATTCTCCCGCGAGCATTGCCACAGCGCAGGAGATAAAATGGACGGATCGCAAGATGGTTGGCATGGCCGCACGTTCGTCCAACGCATCGATCAGATGGGCATCTATCCGCTTCCTGGCGGCTACGCGACGCGTCTTTGGCTCATGGGTAGCTTCACGCTCAATAGTCTTTACGTCGGCCCGGTGAGCGCGCGCGATCCTTGGATCGCTGCGCATCTTTATCAAATGACTTTCAATAGCGGGTTGAGCAAAGGCGCATCGCCGACGACCGCCGACGATGGTTCGTTCGTCGCGGTGCCGACCGATCCTCTGCCATTCGGCATGGACGGTTCGCGCGGCATCATCATCACCGGCTACATCGATCCCGGCGGCAACGGCATCGTCGCCACGCAATCTCGACAACTCGGCTTTTCTTCGCGCTATGCGCTCACCGATCTCGCTTCCGATGTCGACAAGCGCATCCTCGATGCAAGCTCGCCGTACACCGACACGACAGCGCAATACAACGCGATTATCGTGCAGATGTTCGAGGGCTACTATTCGCCGCCGTCGCCATGGTCGACCGGGATCATAACGCCAGCGGGGTTGTAAGCTATGAATTCTATCGGCGAAGAGGCTGGTAAGACCGCGCGGGGTGCCATCGACGCGCTCAAGTCGACACCGGTGATCCTCGCATTGGTAATCCTTCAAATGTTTGTTCTTGGAATGTTGGCGTGGTATTCGCACGAGCGGACGAAGTCGAATGATCGATTGATCGAGTTGTACCACAAGCAATTCGAGGTCATCATCGGGCGATGCGACGGGAAGTGATGGTATTCATGGTGCGCTACCCGCTGATCTCGCTATCTGTCATCGGGTGCGTTCTCGTTTCAGCAATAGCCGTCTCGCTGGTCGTTACCGATTGGATCGCTGGTACGGCCATCGATGGCGACTATAAGATCGCCGCCGCCGACGAGCCGCTATTCACGTCGAAGTGGGATGACGACCTGCTCAAGCTCGAAAAGGAAGCGGTCAACAACGGCTATCGTCAGAAGGCCGAGGACCTGATCAGAGTTTGGTTTCTTGACGAGACCGGTCAACCGGCGCGTTTTCTTACTGGCGTGCGAGCCGCACGCAGAAAATACATCGACATGATGAATGCAATCGAGAAGCGCGAGAAGGACCTAGAGACTTTGAGAGGGTTGAAAGCGGAACCGAAACAGTGACATGGCTCGCCATCCCGGCGGTGCTTATCGGCAATTGGTGCCTCGTCGTCGACCGCATGTTGCCCGATACGTTTGCCTATCGTCGCTGCGATCTCGCCAAGGCCGATATGATGATCCGCGAAGATGGATTTGAGAGTCGAGAAACTAGCTGCCTGCTAGAAAAACTGACCAAGTTAGAGCGAGGTTGGGGAGCTATTTTCAAATGCAATGGTGCTGGCGTCGAGTGGCAAGAGGATGATATGATCACCATCGATAAGGGCATCCTCAAAATTCACGTCAAAATTCTCGGTGCCAAGCGCGTCAGCGATCCGATGATCCGCTATTGCTTGACGAAGCGGGGCTGTTGAAAGGTTCCGGGCCGGGCGGAATTGACGAACGGCCGCGACTGGCTCGGGGAGCGGCGATGGACTGACCTCTTTCGCCGCTCCGATAAATCCAATCCACTAAATGCTTGATGAGGCCGCGAATGAAAATCGTGATCTCCGCTGGTCATTCCGCCATCGTGCGCGGTGCCGAAGGTCCGGACCCGTGGGGCCTGGACGAGTACGATGAAAATGTGCGGGTGACCGAGCGCGTCGGCGAATTGCTGCGCTCGGCCGGTGTTGGCTGCGACGTGGTGATCGACACGCACAGCACAAACCAAGACGACAATTTGGATTGGCTCATTTCCGAGCATAACAAGCGCACCCGCGATAGAGACATTTCGATCCACTTCAATTCGAACGGCACGACCGAAGGCACGCGCGGCACCGAAGCCTATTATGGCTCTAGCACGGGCCGCGAGATCGCGGCCGATGTGTCGGCCGAGATCGCAATCGCGTCGGGGCTTACGGATCGCGGCGCCAAGGACGGGTCGCATCTCCGATGGGTCAACTCAACGGAAATGCCCGCGGTGCTCGTCGAGGTCGCGTTCGTCAATGCACACGGCGACGTTAACCTCTACCATCAACATTTCGAGGACATCTGTCGTGCGATAGCGGAAGCCGTCGGCGAGGTCACGATTGGCACCGAGCCGCCCCCGGTGCGCCCGCCCGAGCGCCCGCCGCGCCCGGAGTGGCCGAGCCGCCCCGAGGATATCCCGGTCAGCGAGCGGCCGACGCTGCGGCAGGGCGACGAAGGTCACCACGTGCTCGATATGCAGCGGATGATCCCGCGGTTCACGGGCGAGTTCGATGGCGACTTCGGCCCGACGACCTACGAGAATGTGACGCGCTATCAGCGCACGCATGGGCTCGAAGATGACGGCATTTGCG